GTTCCTGAAGTACATACAATAGCATAGTGATGCCATTCAAAATCATTTGGACTATGTAATGTTATTACAGCTTCATCATTTTCTTCACTTTCTAATGACATTGTTGTGTTGTCGTTAAATCTAACGATTTTATTACCACTATTTCCTGTATTACCAACAACAGCATCTTCAGAGCTAACCTCAGTTCTTTTAGCCCAAAACATAAAACAACAATTTCCATCTGTGTCCATAGTTCTATTAGTAGCTAAATTAATAAGGTCTCCACCTGTAAAACATGCAGCACCATCACTTAGTGGCTGTACTGCGCTAGCATTATATTTATGTTGCATGACTAATCCGTCACGAACAATAGTAAGGCCACCAGACGATTGTCCAGCGCCTAGTCCTGATCCTAATCCGAATCTCATTAGTAGATAAGAGTTACAGCGTCAGTAGCTATTGCACCTGCGCCAGCTGTTAAAACATTAACAACGGAGAAAGGATAGGTTACTCCTATATTTAATACCATATCTTTGTCACCACCACCATCAAATTTTAATTGATATGTGCCTTCTACATTTACATGTATAGCTCTCGTGGGACCAAAATCGGCAGTATTGTTAGCAGGAGCTGCTGCAGTTCCTACTGCTTTAGGTAGGGATGCATAATCTGCGTTTCTATCAAAAGCCGTTGCGCCTGGGGCGACAGCCTCTTGTACGGTTAATCGGTGGACACCAGCCATAGTTTATCTCCTTTCAGATGTACTTTAAGGTCTTTGGCAAGACCATGAATGTACTATTTACTTTCTTCTTGTTGAACAGCAGTAAGTGCTTCAATAGCACCTAGAGCTTTATTTTTCATAGCCTTAGAATACTCTTCTTGATTTGTAAAGTCTTCTACTTGCTTTTTTAAGTTTTCTAAAGTCTTAGTAATATCAAGTGACTGTACCTCTGCAGCTTCCTTGACTACTTCCGCTTCTTTTGCTTTTGCCATTTATTACTCCTTGTTAAGTGGGGGAGCCGAAACTCCCCCAGTTAGTTGATCATTAATCAGGATCTAAGCACCAACCCAGATACCACAGCCTTCAGTAATATACCAACCATCTACACCATCGCCGACAAGAGTTACTCTGTCACCACGATTTGAAGTTGCTTTAGTATTTACTAAATCGCCATCATCTGAAGCAGAACATACTGCATCAGCTGCGGCATTAACTATAGTACCTATGATTTTATCATTAGCATCGGGACTGATTGTTATGATGTTATTCGCATCTGCTCCGCTGTTTATAAATGTAAACGTAACAGCTTGTGAAGTAGCTGGGAGTGTAACAACTAACGCATCAGTTCCTATTAGAAACACTTTTCCGCTATCAGCGTTTGAAAGCGTTTGACTTGCTGTGATTGTTTCCAATCCTGCTGCACTACCGCCTAAATAAGGTCTAGCCATAGCTCTACCCCCCTTATGCGGTTATTTTGAATAATGAGTGTGAGTCAATTAATGAAATACCAACACCCTCGTCAGAGAAGTATTGATCTTTAACTGCGTCAAACGCATTATCAGTTTTGATGTTAGTCTGATACATAGGTGATCTGTATTGAGCATGGAACAGATTACTATCATCAACTACAAGCATGTACTTATTATAATCTCCTCTTAGTGCTGGAGTTGGAATCAACTGAAGCATTCCATGAGGAGTTTCAAGTACTCTATAGTTAAATCCTAGAGCATCACGTTTCATATCACCTAAGTTAACAGTCCAGCCTGAGTTACCAGCCATATTAGAAGCGGCTGACATCTTAGACCAGTATCCAAGTGCACCTGCACCACAGAAAGCTCTCTTAACACCACTTGTTGGAACGTATTGGAATACTTTTTCCATATCGTCAACAAAGTTGCCGTAAGCATAAGAACTATCTACAGTAAAGATGTTTTGATAATCATGAGTAGATGTCGAAGAACCAAAATCTTCAATAGCACTTACCATTCCGTAAGTTGTTCTAATTAGATTACCGTCTTTATCAGTTCTTCCGCCATCTAAAAAAGTATCTGCTCCTGCAAGATTTGTCCCACCTACTCTTTTGCCAAATAGGAAAGCTCTTTCTTTTTGGATTTTGTGCTCTTGGTTTTTCTGTAATCGTAATCTTTCAAGCTCTGAAGATTCACCTCTTAAAGCTGCTTGAAGTAATGTTCCAGTGATTTGCAATGGAGTTTTGAATATCTGTGTAGAATTATACACTACGCTCAATTCATCAGACCATGCTTCTGGAGAGTACGAACCCTCACCCTGTGCATTACCAATTACGTTTAATTTATCACCAGTTGTAAGCTCGATAGTTCCACCTAGACTCTTAATCATATAATCAGAGCCTGATTTTCCTATTACTGCTTTACCTCTGCTTACACCTGCACTTGATACCACTTCAACCATTAATCCAATATGAGCATCTGTCAAAGCAGTTGCTCCACCAAAACCTTCTGAAGAAGCTATTGGAGTTGCTGGATTAGATGTGTTATCAAGTTTAATACCTGTATCATTATCTGCGACTGTTTTATCTGCAGAACCATCTGCACAGGTACCTAGAGTAAAGGATTGCTTTACCCAAGGATTTTTATGTTCAAACATCTTAAAGACTGGGTCGTTAGTACTTCTAGTTCCCATAGATGAAATTGTTGTTGTAAAAGGAGCTACATCTGTCCACAGTTCATGTACTGTCTGAGGATCGATGTAGAAATTTCGTCTATCGGTATAGAGTACACCACTGGCCTTTAATAACTTTTCTGTTGCTGCCATTTAGTTTACCTTATTCCTTTTGCCATCGCCTTTCCACCAGCAAGAAGTGACGCACTAAACGCATCTTCATCAGATTGAGGAGGAGGTGTAGTACCTGTAGTAACGGCTGTAGTTCTAGGAACTTCCATACGTTGCTGCATATTCTGCATCTCTTCTACTTTCTGTTGACGAGCCATTTGGTCAGGCGTAGGTGCTATTTGTTGCTCATAGATTTTAGCAAGGTGTTCAAAAGTAACATTCTGAGGATTCTGAGCCCATTTCATAAAGCCAGCTGTTTTCTGTTCATCCCATCCAACATTATTAATCATATATTGGCGAGCTTCTACATCACTTCGCTGTTGTTGAAATTGTTGCTGTTGCCTCACTACTTCTTGTTCCATTACTTGATCTCTATGATCATAATAGTCTATTACGCCATCTCTGTATTGGTCTAGTGATTGTCTGTATTTAAAACTCTCGCTTTCAGGATCATTGAAGGCATCGACCTCGTTATATGTATGCGGCTTCTGTGGACGAACAGGTTTCTGCAATGAAGTCTGCTGATTTTGTTCACCAGTAGGTTGTCCATTGGAAGGTTGAGCTTGTTGCGCTTGTGCTTGTGTCTGCTGTATATACTGAGCAGCTTTCTGTAACTCCTGCTTTAAAGCGTTATTCTCACCTGATACCTTATCGTGTTGAGATTGCCAATACTCAAAACGGTTATGGTCATCTTTGTTTGTTGGAGCAGTTTCTTGCGCAGGTTCAGGTGATTGCTCAACTGTCTGCTGTGGTGGACTAACCATTCCAGTTGGTAGCCCTTCATTTCTGATTGCTTGATTCTCGTGACCTGCTCCACTATCAGGAGCATCGTTAGTAATAATACTAGATGCATCCTCTACTGGTCCTCTCGCAACATCAGAAGTTGGTATTGTGTTATTCGGGTCCATTATGACCTCCTTGTGTTTGTTATTATCAGCAACACTACAGACCTATGACCTTGTTTTTCGGTGGCTTCGGCTCAATTGCCTTAGCTTCATCCTTTATTTTCTTAAGCTCATCGCCTGCTCGGTGACTAAAGAGTTGCGCTGCCATCTCTGCCTTTGCCTCTGCTTTAGCCAACTTAACCTCAAACTCCTTAACTTCAAGCCTTTTACGATCATGTACAGATTCCCTTTGCGCTGTCTGCAGGTCACCCTTAGTCTTCTTGAGCTCTTCAGATAACTGTTCAACTTGCTGTGCTTGTTGTGCAGCTATACCGCTTCGCTTCAAGACGCCCTCGTAATCGGCTACGTCAGTTTGCTTGAGTAGTTCCACTTGGTCTATTACGCCCAATTGAAACAATTCTTTATAATATTCAAATCTTGCCCATCTATTAGAAGGCAATGTAGAACCAGACACGACTTGTACATCATACCTGCCTACGGTTATATCATTAGTCTTACCTATAAAGCTCCCAGTGATAGGATCAAACTCTCGCTTGTTAACCTCAATTTCTTTGGGACCTGTGTTAGGTTGTAATAATCTAATCATTTTCTGGTCAGTATAGATAGCTTGCATTAGTTCTATAACAATCTTACCCATAACATTTAAAGATGCTTCGATGTCATCTTTCTTTGACCTAATTCTTCTTTGTCCAAATTCATCAATTGCAATAGTACCTTTATAGGTAGATGGAGTATTCTTTGGATCTCCTTGCATTGATGAGTATATACCTAGTATTTGCTCTATGTCTTGCCTTGCATCTGCTTCATTTTTATATAGTTCATTTGGAAGGGGGACTGGACCAGCAACTATAGGTTGTCCCAATTCAGGGTCAAACTCAATAACAGCGGTACCAGCTCTACCCCACTCTTCTTCCAATTGTTTTTTGTTCATTGAACCTCTAGGTATCAACAACTTCACATTGGTTGAACTAGATGCATGGGCAACTATTAGGCTTCTAATTTTATTTATATATTCCTGTAGTCCTTTTACTAGTCTTACGTCTGATAAAGGATATGGATTCCTATTGTGTCCATTCATAAACGTAACTAAAGGATAATTTTCTATAGGCTTTATCTTCTTATATAGCATCTGGTCGCCTATTGAAACACAGCATTCTATTCTATCTAATATAATCTCTACTATTTGAATGAGGCTATCCTCAACCAGTGTAGCTATTACCATAGGTGTTAGATTAGTTGTTGAACCAGGGATAGAGAACTCATTCTCTTCACCTTTAATAGGTACAATCTCACCAGTAGTTGGGTCTTGAAACTCGTGAAATACTCCACCATAAGTTTCGAATATACCTTGCAACTTAGCTACTTGATTTTGATTAGTAACGAATTGAGGCTTTTCATCTCTTCTTTCTACTAAGAATACTGGATTCTGTAAATAATCAGCATATTGCTCCTCATCCATGATTTTCTCTTCATCATTAAAAGGATCATAACTTCTATTGTAGCTGACCTTAACTTTAGTATATCGTTCAAATACTTCTAATTGTTTATCATCATCTGAACTTCTAACATCTGCTTTGTCGTGAGGTATAACCTCTTCATGCCAAAGCTGTCCTCTCGAAGTGCCTGGCTTATCAATATAGCTAGTTTCAGTAGCTTCCATGATTATTTCAGAATATGAAGGGAATGATTTTAGTAATTCAGACTGCATCATCTTTCTAGCTATAATAACATGAGCAGCGTCTTTTAAAAATGCATCTCTACATGCAGGGTCTATGTATAAATCTAATGGATCAATGGCAGTTAGTTTAATATCACCTTTACCGAAATCAGCTAGAGGGTCAGCATATGCCATCATTGCCCCCATGCCTTTCACATAGTAATCATCAATAACTTGCTTTAATACACCATTACCATTATTCTGGTCCCATACCCAGCTTAATAAATCAGAGAATACTCTTGCCGTATTATTATCAGAATCATCCCTACCTGTACATTGGAACCTTGGTCTATTCGAAGTTAACAAGGCTTTAGCCTGTTCAACTGCTGGATAGATTGTATTTACTACTATAGGTTCTTGAGCTCTAGCTCTTAGTACTTTGATATGGTCATCAGACCACTGCTTGCCATTTCTAAACTCATTGTCTTCAATAGCTTGCTTGGCCCAGTTCTGACGGGCAGAAGAATATTCCTGAAGCAGATCGTGTGTTAATTGTACATCTTCGTGTATCTCAGGCATAGTTCCCTTACAAAAATTGCCTTTAATTTAATTTAAGTTGGGTTGTCCTGCAAACAAAAAAATAAAATTAGGCTGTCATCCATGTATTTTTATTGATTATTATGCCTTTTTTCTGGTTTTTTTCTGAAGATTCCTTATAATCTTGATGAGTCGGGGGATAGACCTTCTTAGTTGCATAATATAATCCATCTAGTAAATCATCATGCTTTCCTCTGGGATATAGGAGTAGTTCGTCCTTTAATTCTTGCATGTTCTTGCATATAAAGGTTTTCTTCATTGCGAAGTAAGGTTCCATCGTTTCAAGCCTAGAAGACTTGGAATTTCTAGGATTTTCTCTAATCTCAAGGCCTGGTACAAATATATTCTCTTCATCACATCTTTTCTTAATATATTCTCGTAACATCTCCTGATATCCAACTGATTCTATCCTAGTCTTATCTGGTTTGTATATTTTAAACTGAGCTAGTATCTTCTCAGCTAATTTTAAAGGAGTAGCCCTATCTCTGTAATAGGGAAGTACAAAGCGGTTATTATCCTTGTCAACAGCTACAGTTACAACTGTTGAGAAGTCAGCAGTCTGTTTCGTAGATGACGCAGGGTCTACTCCCATAAATATGTTGACGGGGCGGTACTC